GCAGATGCATATGATGAACTTATATTTAGATTACCACTTACACAAAAAATAAATCATGCACAGACAGGAAGTTTGCTAGGAATTCAACCAGTAGCTTCATCAATATCTGCATCTTTTACAAGTTGGACAAATTCAACTCCATATGATTCAATTGAAGAAACATATTATTATGATGCAATATCTTTAGGCGCCGGTACATATGATGATAATAAAATACGCATTGAAGACAATGAATTAGTTGGCACGTTAGATGTTAAAACTAGAGCAGAGCGTAGTCAATTTGATACAGCTCCTTTGGATAGTAAAAAATTAGGAGTATATTTTTCTCCACAAACAATGATTGACGAAGATATCATTGCGCAATTTGGCTTTACTGCATTAGATGAATATATAGGCGATCCGGGAGATACAGATTCAAAATCATATCCGGATTTGATTCAATTTGCAAAAACATATTGGAAAAAATATTCTGAACGCAATAATATAAATGATTACATAAAAATGTTTACATTGTTTGATTTATCATTCTTTAAACAATTAGAACAATTACTTCCAGCACGTGCTAGTAAATTAACAGGTGTATTAATTCAGCCTAATATATTGGAACGTAGTAAAGATACAATACTTCCGAAAATTGCACGTTATGATTCTACATTGAATGTAACAATAACAGAAATACAACCAACATCATCTGGAGATTATTTATATTATACCTCTAGCATTGACGGAAATATTTTATCAATATCAGCTCAAGATGATGATCAATGGCAAATGTATTTAACGGCATCGACTGCTAAAAAGTATGATGGCGTTGCATATTCTCATGAATATTTAGTTTTGTCTGGTAGTAAATATATAACAGGTTCAACTCCGTATTGGTTAAGTGAGGCACTTTGTCCTGCAATTACATCTTCGGTAATATCTGAATTTGCTGAATATAAATTTTATATTTCATCATCAACTACGGCAAGTTATACGCCAGCCGAAACTAGTGATTTCTTTCCGCAAGGTATTGAAAATCAAAGATACTCAGGAACTAAAATGACATCTCCAGCATTTAATGTTAATTCAACGCAAACATATGATGGTGGCCCTGTTGCGGAATGGAGAACAGCTAATCCTAATCAATTAATATATCAAAACCTTGGAGAACAAGGAAGTTTTAGATTAGCATAAAAATTATACTAAACATATTTATATGAAATAAGGTTAAAACATTATGGGATATTTAGATAATTCTAGCGTTACAATTGACGCAATTCTAACATTAAAAGGTCGCGAGTTATTAGCAAAAGGTGGTAATGCATTTAATATTACGCAATTTGCTTTAGGCGATGATGAAATTGATTACTCGTTATGGAATCCAGATCATCCACTAGGAACTGAGTATTATGGTACTATTATAGAAAATATGCCTATTACCGAAGCAATTCCAGATGAAACACAGGCGTTGAAATATAAACTAGTTACATTGCCAAAACAAACAACTAATATTCCTGTGATCAATGTAGGAAATACTTCAATTACATTAGCAGCACCTGGTAATAGTGCAGTCATTGCTCCTAATACAAGTAATTTCCAAGGCGGAAATTCAAATTTAGGCTATACAGCAATATTGTCAGATTCTACCGTAGCTGATATAACAGTTATAAGAGCACTACAAAATTCAATACTACCAACCACTCCTAATTTTATTGGAGATAATGAAGATGCACAAAGTGTTGCAGTAGCAGGATTTGAATTTAGAATTACTGCCAAAACACAAATGTTATCAGATAAGACAGCAACAATTACTATAATTGGTAATGAAACTGGTGGAAGTGTAACTATTAATTTAACAGTTAAACAAGTAACAACTGCTACGGCAGCAAATATGTAAGATAATATGAAAACAGAAAATTTCATTAAAACATTAAAACAACAACCTAGACTCGGTGCGGTTCCTAGATTACCATTAGCAGCTGAAGTTAGCCGATTACGTACTGAGAATCAAGTATTAACTACAGCAAATAATGGAGTAACAGATCAAGTACGCCAACTTGCACAACAACTTGCAAATCAGATGGTTGCAGAAATGCAGCAAGCTTCAGTACTTTCTCGTAATGGTAGAACATATACTAAATTTGATCTAGCAAATGATGTTATTGCAAATCAAACCGAAACGGTTACTGCTGGTATGTGGTCTGATGGTTTAGCTAATTTAATAACGCATTTTACATCATCTACGCAAACAACGACTCAACGTAGATATTATGTTGATGTTTTGCATAAAGCCCCTGCGGAAACTGGTTCAGCTGTACAATATTCATTAGCATATGGTAATGCTTTAGGTAGCGGATCTGATTCTCAAGGCCAACTTAATGATTCTCCTAGTAAAGCAATTTATTCACAGTATCGTCAACTTTTATTGAATCCGTCAGATTCGCGTTTTACCACTGCTGGATCTGGTAGTACAGATTCAATTTATGTTATTAATTTTAAACGCAACAGAATGAAAGAGCGTTTAGATGCTGGTAATTTTGAAATTCCATTGCGTTTAATTTCCGGTTCTCGTCCTACGAATGCTACCGGTAGTGTTAATGTATCTGGATCTACATTATTTACATTAATTGATGACTCATCTATTTCAACAGCTGCTGTTGGAGATTCTGGAAGAGTTTATAATATTGTATCAGGGTCTATTAACGGCGGTGTATTTAATTCAACAGCTCCAATCTATTATGGATTAGTATATCCAGATTATGGAACAATTATATTAGATGGAAAAATGTTAGATCAACAATTAAATTTCCAAACTAATACAGGTTCTAGTTCAGAAGGAAATAATCACTTTACACTTTTCCAATCTATTTCTGGATCTGCATTAATACAAAATCCAGCAACATTGGATCAATTTGGTTTCTTGGCACGTAATTCAGAAAAAGTAACAAGTACACATTATTTCGTTCGTGTTAAAAATGCTGAATATAACTTTTCAAATAATCCATCTTATGTAACTGGAAGTGTTGGACAAATTTCACAAACAACTTTTGTTGGCGACCCTAAAACATATATAACAACAGTTGGGTTGTATAATGATCGTCAAGAATTACTTGCAGTTGCAAAACTTTCTAAACCATTACTTAAATCATTCCAACGAGAAGCATTGATTAGAGTTAAATTGGATTTCTAAAAAACAACAGTAATTTAGCCCCGTTATATTTATATGTATAACGGGGTTTATACTATATGGCAGAATCAAGAATGACATACAATGAAATTGGTTACGTAGGCCCAACTCCTACAGTATTTAAAAAAATTGATTCTAGTGACGTTACAGTTAATCCATTTCAATCATTTAAAACTTGGACAGTATATTCTGGCAGTGCTAGTAGCAGTGCATTACCACTAACGGCAATTTATTCTGATACAACAAATTTACCAGCATTAGGATCTGAATTGACTATTAATGATTCTTCAAATATTGATGGTTCATTACAAACTATAACATATTTCTCAGTTAATCATCAGTACTATAAATATAAAAAATATCCAGCACAAACGTTTGGGCCTACTAACTTAAATCAAACTAAAAAACATTTATATCAGTCTGCTTCAATACTTTCATTTCCACAAATACGTGTCGGCGAAGGAATAAAACCAGCATCATTTAGATTAACGGGTAGCTATACTGAAGTTGGAGGTATATATGGATCTAGTTCGTATGGATCTAGCTCATATGGAAATGTAATAGAATTATATATACATTCAGATCGTTATGGCAATTTGTATAATACTTCATTTAATACACAAACAATTGTTACTAAGTCGTTAATGTATTATGAAGGATTTAATGAATATTTTGATGCAAACCGGCCAGAATACGTTTCAAGTGGCGTAACATATATATCGGGCGTTACTACAAATACAATGACGTCGCAATCATATGGATATGCGGCTAATTTTAATGGTAATGGATATATAAAAACAGAAATACCGGGATATTATGATCGTAATCACGATTACGCTATTTCATTTTTTATACGTGCAGAAAATACCGGAAGTAATTCAAATATAATCATAACTAAAGCTTCTAGTTCATTAACGCCACAATATCCATTTAAAATATCAGTTGATACTGCAGGATATTTAGAATACTTTATTTCTGCAAACGCTGGATTAAATTCTGCTGGATTTAATCCTGAATTATTATTAACATCTGCAGTGCCATTAGACTTAGTAAATTACGTTCATGTTGTATGTCAAAAAAGTGGCAGTGTTATGCAATTGTATACTAACGGAACGTTAGAATCGTCAGTATCTAGTACATTATTAATTGATACCCAATCTCCATTTACTGCATCAGGCAGAATTGATAATAAAGATCCATTATTTATAGGTGGATTTGAAAGTGGTTCTAATTTAACAGGAACTATTGATGAAATACGAATATTTAATCGAGCATTAACAGCAACAGAAATTGGTTATTTAGCAGATCGTACCGAAGGTGGTTCTTTTATGCAAACTAATCATGTAGGTAATGTATTTGCACGTCAAGGTATAGCGGTTATTTCAACACCTGATTATCGCTTTCATAATATTTTAAATGCCCCATATACGGCATCTTATAAAAGCACAGTAACTACTTATGAATTAGGTGTTGTTGCAAATGCTGATGCTGGAGATTTTAATATGTCAATGAATTTAACATTAACTGATGATAGTGATGTTACGTATAAAAACTTTGTAACCGGTAGTGCATTTGCTCCGTATATAACTACAATTGGTTTATATGATGATGCTGGCCAGTTATTGGCTATTGGTAAATTAGCTCAACCTATCCGTAAGCGTTCGGATGTTGATATGAACTTTTTAGTTAGATTAGATCTAGATAGGAACATAAAATGATACGTTTGAAACGTTTATTATTGGAAATGTCTGATTCAGATATTGCACGTTGTTTAGACAAAATTAAAAACAAACAATTTAAAATTATTGGCGCCGGAGATAATGGTCGCGTTTATGAAATTGATGGAGAAGATAAAGTTTTTAAAATTACTAAAGAACAAGATGAATATCAAGTAGCAGAACGCATAGTTAATCAATCAGATAAATTTACAACATTTATTCCAGTATATTATGTTAATGGAATGGATATGTATATCATGGCAAATGCTGAACAATTGTCAGGACGAATGAAACAAGAAGTTGATTCATTTATGCAAGAATTTAATAGTTTCGCTCGAGAACAAGGAGGCGAAGTTTCAATATTTGAATTCGTACAACAAACTGATTCTGTTAATGCACAATTGGATAATTTTTTAAATGCATTGCAACGTGATGTTGAACGATTAGACATTCCGGAATTTGAATTAGATATAGATTTCAGATCTGATAATTTGATGACGTGGAACGGGAAAATGGTATTAGTTGATTGGTAATATATTTATAATAAAGATCACGATATGAGTATGATATTAGAACAAATCATTCGTCAAGTGTTACTAGAAGCAGAATCTGGCGTATTAAAATTAGCATCTAAAAAACAATTTGCAAAAGCAATGGCAGCTGGTGCAAAATTCGCGTATGCAGTTAAAACAAAAGGTACTTCAGATCCACAAAAAATAAAAATGTTAGTTGTAAATATGTCCGGATTTTCTTCACCGGTACCGGGAACAGTAACATCAGATGAAGCACAAGAAAGTGCAAAAACTTTAACATATGTCGGGCCAGGTGGACCTTATGCAAACAAAAAATACATATACGTGATGTCACAGCCAGAGTCAGATAAACGACAACTTATTAATGTATGGATAATGCCAAAGCCTGCAGAATTTAGCCAAGTATTTGGAACAGACGAACCAGCTGCAAAAAAATCAGGTGAAAAAGAAAAATCTTTACAAGCTGTTACGGTTGTTAAATCGTCATATAATATCGGAGATGCGAGATTACTCACAGTTAAAGAATATAACGTTATAGCTCAACAAGTAGGTGTTAAACAGCTACAAATTGAATCAGAAAGGGATCTAGATACTGCAACAATTCGTCCGAAACAAGTTAATTATCCATATCAATGGGAAACTCAAGGAGAAACTATTGATGTATATACAATTCCGGAAGAATTAAATAAAAATACAAAAGATACATATGTATACATACAAGGTCGGTCTAAAAAATGGTTGCAATATCCTAAGCTTAGATTTGAAACATTTTTAAGTGGCGATCCGGCATATCCAGAATTTCAAAAGTTAACTCCCGATGCTATGAGGATAACGGTTGAAGAAAAAGAAGATTTATTAGATGAATTAAAATTTAATAACGATGTATCAACAGGTAAAGAAACGCCGTTATCTCCAGAAGGAAAAGCAATAAGAGATTGGAATAAACAAAAAGATAAATTAGATAAAGAATTTAAAAAAATTAATGATAAATTTTGGCCAACGATAAGTCCGTTACAAAATAGATTAGAACAATTGAAACTCACAGGTCCTGAAAAAGACTTAGAAAAAGTTCAAAAAGAATATGATGATGAAATAGCATCTGCTGATGGCCAAGCTTGGCTTAAAGCTAAACAAGCTGTCGACGACCATGAAAAAACTAGACCGGAATCTAAGTTTGAAAAAGCAAAAAGACAAACAACAGACGCAGAAAAACTAAAACAAACTGCGATAGACACAAAGGCAATTGAAGATGCAAAATTAAAAGCAGCGCGAGAAGATAAATATACGGATGCGGATATTATTGCAGCAACTAAAAAATCTTCTCCAACGGGAGCTGAACCTAATGATATAACAAAATGGTTTCAGGAATTAATGCTTTATAAAATTAATACTCAACCTAACTTAATATTATATCTTAAAGCAGGTATTGATTCATATACTCCATTTGCAACAAACCAATCAAAGTTTGGTAATTGGGGGCCTGCATCACAGAAATTAACAAAAGATCTAAAAAATATGTTTAATTATAAACCAGTTAATGGTATAGTTACAGAAAAATTTATAAATTTTATTAAAAATGTTTTAGAAACAAAAGTAATCGAAGCACCATAAATATACACGAGGATATAATCATGAAACCGATAACTAAGATATATGAACAAGAGGGAGAATTTAACCCAAATGCAAAGAAAGTTACTCCAGCAGAACTTAATACAGATCTAGATACGAAGAAAAAGAAAGAAACAGAAGTAACGCCAAAACCAAAAGTCATAACGCCTAAACCAAAAACTGATTCTAACTTAAAACCTGGCGATGTAATACAATTGAAATCAACTAGGCTTTATTATTTTGAAAATGGTGAATTTGTTGATGCTGGATATAAATGGGTTGCTCCAGATTCTACTCGTATCGAATATGTAAAAACATCAACAAAAAATAAAAAATTCATTTTGATAAAATTTAAAGGACAAGAGCGATTTCAGTTTTGGGTACAATTAGATAAAGTAATAAAATAAACTTTATAAAAAATTAGTTATGGCAAAAAATCACTTTCACAGTGCAGGAAACTCTAAACGAGCAACTGCATTAAAATATGGTTATAAATCTGGATTAGAACATGTTGTTGCAGAAGCAATAAAATCTACTCCATATGATTTGAAATATGAAACAGAAACTATAAATTATATAGTACCAGAGCGTAAAGCAAAATATACGCCTGACTTTGTATTTACAAAACGTAACGGCCAATTCATGTTCGTTGAAACAAAAGGACGATGGACTACAGCAGATCGTACTAAAATGAAACACGTATTAGCATCAAATCCTGGCGTAGATATTCGAATGGTTTTTCAAAATCCTAATCAACGTTTATCAAAAACAAGCAAAACTACTTATGCTGAATATGCATTAAAACTAGGAATACGTCACGTTGCAAAGAAAGATATTCCTGCAGAATGGCTCGAAGAATGTGTTAAATCAGGAGAAAGTCCGGTCAATGTTAAACGTTTCTTTGAATAAGGTTTGATTTTTAAATTATTTTTAATATATTGATGAAAGATTAATGAAATTTATTTAATTAATAGATTGAATGTAATGTTAATGAAAT